GCCATCGTGCCGGTGTCGCGGTGCGCATTACGCGCCGTGCCTTGCGCGTAGGCTTGCGTGGCCTGGGCGACGGCTTTACCCAGCGCGCCACTCGGCAGCGCGGTGTCGCGCATCTGGCGGGCGATGGTCTGCAGGCCGGGCAGCCCCTGAATGGTGACGGTGAACGGCACTAGCGCGCCCCCCTGATCTCACTCAAAGCCACCAGCACGGCATTCGTCCACACGCCCACGCCTTCCACCTTGTAGCGCCTGCTGCCGTCGCGCAGCTCGTCACCGTAGCGCAGATCGGTCTCCACTGCGGCCTTGCCGAGATGCGAGACCGTCGCCGCGTTGACCGGCTGCGCGCGGGCGATCAGCTTGGGGTTATCGCCTGCCGGCCGTATCCGCATCGGAATGGCAGCGGTGTGCAGTACAGGCGCGCCGGTTTTGTTGCCGACGGCGGCCGGGCTGCGCCACAGATCCACCACCTGCTCGCCCGTAATGGACGGCTCGCCCACCGCGGCGCGAATGGCGGCATTGTCGGCGGCGCTGAGCGTTGGCACTACCACACCGCCTGATTGGCCACGGCCACGCTACTGCTGGCGCTGACGCTCACCGCGCTCCCGCGCAGCGAGGCGGCCAGCGTGCGGTAGCGGCCGGCGCGGTCGCCATACTTCACGCGCTGGCCAATGTCGTCGCTGATCTCGTCCGCCTTGCGGCCGAGCATGGTAGCGATGGCTTCCGACGCCTGCGCGGCGGCCTCGGTAATGCCACCGGCCAGCGCAAGCAACGCCGCCACCTCCTCATCGGAGATCAGCGGGTCGCTCTCGAGCGTGTCGGCCAGCAGGAAGCGCACGCGGTCGGTGTCGGTGATTAGGTTTGGGTCGTAGGTCCACGACATGGCGGGGATCTCCGTTAGCTTGACAGGTCAGAGGTGGCGATCACGATCTGATCGACCGCCCGCGCGTCGATGACCGGCAGCAGGTTTGCCACGGCCTCGCCAGCGAGCTGCCACGGGCGCTGCTCTGGCGTGTACACGCGCGACCAGCGACCCGGCGCGCCACTCGCCTCAACCGTCGGCGCGATGTGGGTATAGCCCAGCTCGTACTCCTGGGGCGCGCGGCTGCCCGCGCCGACCACATAGCCCGCGTTCACGCCGGTGCCAATTGCCAGCAGCTTGGTCTTCGGCATAAACGGCACGGTGACCGTCTTCTGGGTGTCGTTCGGGTTAAGGACTTCGGCTTCCAGGCCATACTTGATCAGCGTCACACTGTCGCGCGCATCGCTCGACGGCGTGTTGGTGCCGTTCTGGCTGATCATGCGTTGCACGCTGATTGAGCCGCTGTCCTCACTGAGCACGCGGATCGAGTTCACGCTATTCGCAACAATGTCTTCGATCAGATCGGGGTGGGCAATACGAATGATGCGGCTGGCCTTGCGCAGCAGCTTGCCCTGGCTGCGAATGTCGTCCCAGAACTTGGACGAGCTGCCGCTGTAGGCGTTGTTGCCGGTGCGCGCGGTCAGCTTGTTGCCGGCCGGGACGCCGTAGTCGACCTGCAAGCGGATGCCGTTGAATGTCCAGTCGATCTGGCCGGTCGCCAGCGCCTGGCCGCGCATCCACTCGGCGGTATCAAGATGCGGCTGGACGAGCAGGGCGTTGGTGAAGTTCAGCACCTCCTCAACCATGGCCTGATTGGTCGATCCGCCGCTGAGCTGCAAATACATCAGCATTTCTTGCAGCGTGCGGATCGCCTCTTCGCTCATCACCACGGTGTTGGCGATTTTGGCGGAGCGCTGCAAGAACGTCGAAATATCGACCACGCCGGTGGGCGGGTAGGGCGAGTCCATACCGACCAGGCCGGCCATCGCGCTGCGCACGGTCATGGAGGCGTTTTTCACCTCATACGACCGCATATTGCGCAGGCAGGATCGAGGCGAACAAATAGTTCGCGGCAGGGCGGGCCTGGTTGATCAGGCGGAACGCGGCGTCAACGCCAAGCGAGGCCAGCGCCGCGATAAATGAGAAGTCCATAACGTCGGCTCCTAGCTGGCGCGGCTATCCGCGTACTGATGAAACTTGAAGGTGCAGCCGGCAGCGGTCAGCTCGGTTTTATACTGCGCGGGCAGCGTCTTGGGCGAGCCAGTGGCATCGGGCAGCAGGTTTTCGTACAGCACGCCGCCGAGCAGCGCCGAATAGCCCGTCAGGGCTTCTGCGTTGTTTGAATCGGTCGCGTTGGTCTCCAGAATGTGCGTCGCGCTGTAGTTGCTGGTGATCGTGCCGGTGGCCGTGGCATTCGCGCCGCTGGCGGCATACGTGAAGGTGTTGGCGTCGGGCACGCTGGCCACGGTTTTGAGGCCGTTGGCGTAGCTCAGGTTTGAGCCAGCGATATACACCTGATCACCCACGCTGTAGCCGTGGTTCGTCTTGGTTGCGGTGGCGACGTTCGACGCTACCACAACCGAGGTCAGGGTGATTGACGTGCTGCGCGGCGTCAGCTTGCCGCTGGCCTTGCGGCTCATGACGGTGCCGCCAATAACGCGCTTCACGCCGTCCGCGCCGGCCGTAATATCGGCCCAGTCGATCTGCGCGCCGGGCGTGCGCTCCAGGGATGACTCGTCAACCACCGGGCGTGCGCGGCTCAGATCGTAGGATGTGAGAGCCATAGAGCATACTCCTACAGGGGTTTAGTGGCAGGCGTCGGCGCGAGCGGGTTGGGCGCGGCGTCGCGGGCTGCCTGAAATTGCTTGCCATAGGTATCGAGTGGGCTGGCCGTATCGTTTCCAGCACTCTGCCGCACAAACGGCGTACCGGACGGCTTGGCGGCCGCCTCAGCCGTCAGCGCGGGCAGGAACTCGGGGTCGTGCTCGGTGATGTAGGCGGCGAGCGCATGCTCTTTGCCGTCGGCCACCACAAACGCCTGCTTGGTCTTCGTGCCGTCGATCTCCACGTCCTTGACCACAAGATCCTTGCCCGCCAGGCTCGGCAGCTTGGCCAGTGTCCCGGCCTTGCCCGCATACCCAGCTGCTTCTGCGGCGGCGGCCATCGTGCGCTCGCGCTTGAGCGTGCTCAGCTCGGACTGCCCGCCTTCAGCCGTCGCCAGCTGCTGTGTGAGCGCGTCAGGCGCGCCAAGGGCGGTGTACGCCTCCCACAGCGCGGCTTCGTCTTTCGACAGCACACGCGCACCGTCAGCGGGTGTGTTCGCCTTGGCGGTGGCAAGGTCGGCGGTCAGCGTGCGGTTCTTCTCGCGCAGCTTGTAGTTGTCGTCGAGCACTTCGGCCAGCCGCTCACTCACGCGCATCGCGTCGTTGTGGTACTGCGCGGCCAGGTCGCTCGGGCGCGGGCGTTTGGACGATTCGCCGCCTTGCGGGTCGTCGCCGTCGTCGGGTGCGTGGTAGATCGGTGGGTAGCGCATATGACTCCTTGAGTCACTGCCCTCGCTTGAGAGCATATAAAAAGGCCCAGCCACCCCTGGAGGCGCTGGGCCTAAAGAGGGACTGGGCCTAGTCAAAGACCGTTCAATTGTGAGTATTCCGCCGCTACCAGCTGCTAACCGGATGCAGCACCGGCTACGACTGGCGGTGTTGGGTTTTGGGCGTGTGTCCCAGAGCGTTACTCTGGACTCGGTGCAGTATCGCCGGGTGGTATCAGCGGCCTAGCCTGAGAGGCGGTTCTACCACCAATGCGCTCTGGCGACTGCCTTCATCGCGCCCGCCTCGCAGCCCGTCAACGATACCGTAAAACACACGCCCCGCTATCGCGCTTGTGGGCAGTGGTCGCGGGAACAGGACTCGCACCTGTGACCTTCGGGTTATGGGCCCGACGAGCTGCTGCTGCTCCATCCCGCAATGACTTGCATATAAGTATAGAGATCGTCTATAGAAATGTCAAGTAATATCACGTTTATCTATACCTGATGCCGTCGTTCCAGGTACCGCACGATCATGATCAGCGCGGCCTTGAGTACACGCGCAAAGTCGCGCATCTCAGTCGTTGTGGTGTCGCGCTCCTCAAGCATAGTCACTGCAATGCTCCCCCACGAAACACATACGGGTTACCGCGCGCTCGACTCTGGCAGGCGGCGCAATGTTCGCCGCTGCCAAGCTGCCAGTATGCCCGCGCGTTCAACTCCTCTTCGTCTTCGACCACCACGCGCCAGCTACAGTGGCAGTTGCCCCGACATGGCGTGCCCTCGCCCGGGTAGAACGGCAGATCCCAGAGCGTGGTACTGCCGCGCGCATAGGTGGCGCGCAGTGGCCCGGCATAGAGCGCAGCACGGGCTGCCGCCTGGGCAGGCGTGAGCGTGTCCACGGCCTCGGCAAAGCCCGCCAGGTAGTCAAGCTGCGTTTGCAGCAGTCGGCCCAGCTCGGCATCGCCTGCCGCCGTGAGCACGTTCGTGCCCTGCCCGGCGAAGTAGGCTGCCGCGTGGTGCTCGATAATCGCCTGCTCAAACTGACGCTGCCACTCGGCCGGCCCGAGGTAGTCGCGCGCGTCCATGAGCGTGGCCAGCGTGTCGAGCATGCGCTGCTGGAGCGTGGCGAGCGGGTTAGGCATTGGCGGACTCTAGTGCTTTTATAGCACTCTGGAGTGTATCAAGTTGCCCTGCGCTTAGCCCATAAACCACGATTGTTTTTTCAGTGCCAACTAGGCGAGCGGCGAAGTTATTATCGGTCTTTGGTGTGCGGCGCAACACATCCGGCACCTCGGTTGGTGCGAAACCAAACCGCGCATACCACGTTGCCAATACCTCGTAGGCAAGCGGCTGATCGGTGTATGGTCGCACTTCCAAGTAGAGCGCGCGATCACCGTAGAGTGCGAGTGCCTCATTCATCAGCCGTGTAGCAATACTTTGCTTACGGTGCTCAGGGCCAACCCATAGATCAGTAATCCAGTAGGTTACGTTGCGACGAAACAGGCGCACATGGGCAATGGATTCGCCCTTCGCGTCATCAAGGCCCAGATAGATACTGTGATCAATAGCAGCACTCATGGGACTACATCTCCATTCTGCGCTATGGCCTGCCCGTCGCTGCGCACCTGTTGCGCCAGCAGCCCGGCCCGGCCCAGGATCGCGGTGGCGTTCGTCTGCTGCGCCTGGTTCGCCGTCTCGCCCTCGGCCGCGATCTTGGCCTTTTCGGCGTCCACGTCGTCGATGCCCACGCGCACCATGCCGGTCTCTTTGCTCAGCAGGCCCGCCGCCACATTCTCGCGCGCTTCCTTCTGCTCGTCGGCGCTGATTGGCCCGCTATCCACGCGGCAGGTAAAGGTGGCGCGCAGGGCGTCGAAGCGCCCCGGCTGGCCTGCGAACGCTGCCGCCATCGCCAGCGCGGTCTCTAAGAGCCAGCGCCCGGCCGCCTCCACCTCGCTAATCGTCGCGCCCAAGCTGGCCTCAAAGTCGGCGCGCGCCTGCCGCCGGCTCTCGCCGCTCGCGGTGGCGTCGCCCGCGATCGCCGCGTGCAGCTGGTGCACCTCCTCCAGCATGCCCTGGTAGGCGGCGTCGGCGGTGTCGTTGAACGTCGTCACCGGCACCGGGTCGCGGTAGATGATCGTCGGCGTCGCGTAGCCGGTCACGCGCCCGGTCGCGTCGCTTACGGGCAGGCCGGCCAGCACGTTCGTGGTGCCCGCGCCGGTTTTGAGCGGCGACGGCACAAACGTCTTCTTTTTGGTCGTCGCGTCTTCAACGTACTCGCCCGGCAGCTGCGCATTGAGAATGATACGCTCCAGGAAGCCACCGAGCACCACGTTGCGCGCCAGCATGGTCTTGGCGAGGTTGAGCAGCATCTGCTGCTGGCGCACCTGCGGCGTGATCAGCGGGTCGCGGGAGAGTTCGCAGATGGTCAGCCGCCCGCCAAGCTGCAGGGGCGCGCGCTCCTCGGTTTCGCCACCGCTGATCTGAATCAGCGTCGCGCCGGTCGCCGCATCCACGCGCACCACCTCGACGCGCTCGGCCCCGTCGTCGGTGGTGTAGGCGTATACGCCCGCCTGGCGCTGGGTCGCGCGGTCGGTCACAAGCCCGGCCTGTTCGGGCTTCGGCACGTCAAGGTACAGCACCGCCAGCGCGTCGGCCAGGGTTTGCGCCACGACCGCGCCGGCCTCGTTCAGCAGGCCACTGGGCACATACAGGCGCAGCGCGGCCCGCCCGGCATAGAGCAGGATCGCCGCCGCCTGCTGAAAGTCCTGGTGCAGGCGGCGCGTGTCCCACAGTACGGTAAGCGCGGCCTCGGCCTCGTCGATCAGCGCCTGCTCGTCAGGCGTGGGTTGCTCGCCATCCGCTAGGGCACGCACCAGCGTCAAGCCCCATGTCGGCTCTTGCCCGATCACCGCGCCCATGTGCCGCGTGACGACTTCGCGGATCGCGTTCTTAGTGACTTGCGCGCGCTGGATCTCGGACAGCACCTCGGCACCGCCCACTTCGCCCACCGCCGGGCGCGGGCCGATCCAGGCGGTGCTGCCCTGCCAGTGGTCGCCCTCATAAAAGGCGCGGTTCTCTTTCAGGCCCGGCAGCGGGCGCTTGGCCAGGGCGGCGCGGGCGTCGGTTCCGTTCATTACCATGTCCTTACGCTGTAAGAGGTTGCGACGGGCTCGGGCGTGACGTGATCCAGCTGCGCCGCGCCAATCGCTAAACTCATCACGCAGTCTTGCGTCAGATCGCGGTCGTCCCACTGGTAGGCGAGCAGCTCGCGCCGCTCCTGGGGTGTCCATGCGGCTTTCAGGCGGCCCTGCTCCAGCAGCAGCTGCAGGCGCTGAATGGCCTGCACCTTGCTGCGCGCCGTCGTCACAAACGGCTGCGCGGGCGCGTCGAGGTTTTCGATCACCGGATCGCCCACGCCGTTCGACTCAATCCAGAGCTGCCCGCCGTAGGCCCGCCAGCGCGCCGCGATCGCGTCCTGAATGACCGGGTAGGGCACGCGCTCCAGCCGGTCGTGCGCCACGCGCTGATACGGCGCGGCGGTCACGTCGAACGTGTTGATCACCGTGGCGTCCTGCCGCCGGCCAATATCCACGCTCGTCAGGTAGTCGCGCCCGCGCTCGGGTGGCCGTTCGCCCCATGCGCCGTCCGTGGCGCGCTCAATATCCGCCGTTTGGAAGACCGCGACGCCCGAGCCCACGAAGTCGCATTCGAACTCGGCCGCCCACTGCTGTGCGGTGTACTTCGGGCGCTCGCTGGCGAACCACACGCCCGCTTCGCCAATCGCCTGGGAGGTCGCATCGGGAATAGCCGGGTCGCACCCGGTGGGGTTGTACGCCTTACAGCGGTACCACGGCACGCGCATGCGGGCAAAGTCGCCCGCCTCGACATACAGGCGGTGAAACAGGTTGCCCGTGCCGTTTGGCGTCGAGCCAATCGTGAGATAGCCGCCCTGGCTGACGGCTGGCGCGACCGACTGGTAGATGTCGTCGGCATAGGCCGCATAGGCGAACTCGTCGAGATAGATGCGGTTCGCCGCAAAGCCGCGTCCGGTCGAGCGGTTCGCCGGGATCGACTTGATGCGACTGCCGTTCGCCGTGCCCAGCTCGCTTTCGTTCGCCTTGACGAGCGCGGGCGCTTCCCGGAGGTTGTTGTAGGTGAGATAGCAGTAGCGCAGCAGGTTCACCGCCAAATCCTGCGAGCGCGAGACAAGTAAGATCATTTGTTCCGGTTCGGTGATGGCCGCATAGAGCGCCTCAAGCGCAAACACCTGGCTAAAGCCGATCTGGCGCGCCTTGAGAATAATGCGGCGCGGCGCGGCATAGCTGGCCAGGAAGTCGCGCTGATACCAGTACGGCTCGAACGGGATGCGCCCACGCGCCGGGTGCACGATTTGCGCATTCGCGGCGGCCCAGACGGGCGCTGATATATCCGGCGCAGCGCGCTGCGCCGCCTTACGCCGCCGCCGCTCACGCTCAATGGCGATCAGTTGCTTTAAGTTGTGATTCGAGGTTGTCCAGGTCATCGTCGCTCAGATCCCGCAAATCGTCCGGGGTGATATTCAGGGTAACCGTGCGAATCGTTTCGCGGTAGCGCTCGGGCCGGTGGGCTTTGAGCAGGAAGATCAGCAGGGTGTCACTGCCTGCGTAGGCGCGCTGCTTCGCGACATCTTCCAGCATATCTACGCCGCGATCCAGCGCCTCTTTCCACTCAGCCGCAAAAGCCGGATCGACGCTCCGCTCAAAGTAGGCCGTGTCGCGGTGAATGCCCGCCACCTGCGCTGCTGCGGTCACCATGCCGTGCATGCGAAGCGCGTCCAAAAACACCACGCGCCACGCCTTGGG